CTTGACCAAAAGGAGCTGCGGCATTAAAGACACGCGATTCCCCACCGGTGAGCGTTTTCAGGCCGGAATCGTCTTTTAGCAGGCTGTAGATACTAGTCTCTAATGCGTTCACCGCGCTCGATCTCCACTTCTTCCAGCACATCACCCCACTGCTTGGCTATTACGTCCCAGTCATAAGCCGCCATCGCCGCGCTACCTCGTTCTGCTTCGGTTGTCCACATCCGGGGGTAGCTGTGTTTGGTGTCATACAGGCTCTCGTAGCTTTCCTTAATCTCCTGGATGTCTGGGATGAACACCCACGAGAACAGCGGAGTGAAAAATGGCGTGAACTTCTTGACAGCCCGCCCATTGACCATCAGCTCAGGCATTGATGTCCAATCACCAACCACCACCGGAGTACCACATGCTTGCGCCTCGATGATGGGGAGTCCAAAACCCTCGCCCAACGACGTTAGAGTGAGCAGGTCAATGGCTCGATAGGTGTCTGCAACCATTGCAGCGGGCTGGCCTACCGCGTATTCGTACTGATCACAGTAGCCGTAGCTATCCTTGGGAATGCCACACCTAGCCGCCAGCCTGTTCAAGTCCAGGCCGCCCTTACCAGTGGTCATCGTTGTGTGCAAGTAAAGGAAAGCCTCTGGGTGTTTCTTTCTTAGCTCATCGAACGCGAGGAATTGGGGGGCAAACGCTTTCCGGTCCGGATACCCGTGGTTGGCCGCTACCATTCCTACGATGAACCTGTCTGGGTCAAGTCCTAGTCGCTTGCGCGCTGTTGCTTGGTCCCCCATCTTGAAGATCTCTCGATCAACACCGTGGGGGACATAGCGAACCATATTAGCGAATTTCGTGGTTGCCATTTCTCGTTCTGCGAAATGGGAATAGACAACCGCTTTCGTGCACCCCTCTAGTCGCTCCAAGACCAACTCTGGGGCAGGTACTTGGTCGATAGGAAACCATGGCAACCAATCCCAGCTTTGTCTCTGCGCCGCGCGTCCGAAGTGGTCAGAGACCCAGACATCCAGCAGAGTGATCAGCACATCCGCCTCGAAAGCTTCCATGTGGGCTTCCAGAATATCAACCCCCCACGGGTCTACCGCCGTTGGGAATATGGGCACATCCGCGCCCACCTTCAACACCCCACCCCTGAGACCATAAAACGCGAAGTAAGCCATCTTGTGGCCCTGTGCTTGCAGTCTTGGTACGAGATGCCTTCCTTGAACGCCGTACCCCGTGCCGCACCACGGAGCGTTTGCCATGAACATGATCTTCATTGTCTCCCCCCTATTTCCTTGTTACCTTGATCATCGGATCGTAGCCAAGCAATTTCACACCCATAACCAACAGGAGCTTAGCTATCGCGCAACGAAATGCCGAGTGGCCTCTCCCTTGGAGTCGTATGCTTACCGAGTCCCATGACTCTGCTACAGGTCTTGTTTGAATGAACATCACGCCGTCTGTTTCCAGGACAGTAATGCCGTCACCCAAGTCCACTGCACGCCTCCATGACGTACCGATTGAAATTCTCATTCAATACTTGTTGCATCACCCCCTGCACGCTGGCAACCGCCCTGCTCATGAATGGGTTTGGTCCATGGCACCACGTCCCGAAATTAACATAAATGCCGTAAAGCGCCCCTACATCGATAATGCCCAAAAAGCCGTTGTTTTCTATCCGGCTTGATATGGTGCTTTTCAGGTAGCCGGTGTCCACTGGGCAATCCCTCTTTGCTTCTCTTTCGCATTGAAAAGTTAGCCGTCTGATCATCGTAGAAGCCATGCGGGGCGCTTTGGCTATCAATTGGGGTATGCGATCATCGACTATCACAAGCTGGAAGGACTGCCCCATCTTAGGTAATCCGCCTCGCTTCCCCCGTCCGGCTGGTCGCCCATAGTCGCCCGGTGTCTATCTTAACAATCTCGTAAGTATCGTCGCTAATAGCTATCCGGTCGTTGACTAGCAAATCTGTGTCATTAGCAACGACTACCCGATATGCCTCCGTCACAGTCAGCCGGTCGAGGCCTCCCTGCCCTGCTTGGCTTCCACCAAACTGGGACTGTCTTTCCATGTACGTCAATCTGCAGTCTACCGTTCCTTGGATAACCCAATCTGCTGTTGCCTCTCCGATTGTGTTTTGGGTCGGTGTCGGACGTTGGATAATGCCAGTATCAGGCAGCCAAAGATCGACTACTGCTTGCATACTTGCGATTTCCTTTGTCGTTAGCATTGGAAGTCGTCTCTTACAAAGTCCAGCACCGACGTAGAATGATCGGACAACATTCTATACTTTTGGGCCATCGTTTGGCAATGTTCAAACCACTGGCTGCGCTTATACGAACCGCTCGGGTCTCGGAAATCATAAGCATCTTGAAGTGAAGACGCCCGCTCATCCCAGAGAGTGGCTGCAGCTCCGTTGACATCATACCGCCTACCATCGAGATATCTGGCCGCCCCTTCTTGGTCAGCAGTAAAAGCCAGCACGCCTGCTCGGTGGTTCACCGTATAGTCGGACGCGCTAACAAGCGTTCCTACAGAGTTATAGACTCGCCAAACTGCAGTCCCCCCGGATCCTCTCTCCCACCAACCGCGCTTCCCTTGTGGGATGACATAGTTAAGTGTTATGGTCTCACCGTCAGCAAATTGAGGGACGTCCTCAAGCTGCATATACGTATATGTTGTTCGGTGAATGTCGAGCTCGTCCCCTAGCTGGTCGTCAGTCCAGACGGCCGCATCAGCGTCGTCTATCAATCGTCTCAGATAAGCGATGATCTCTACCATACCCGCCCGCTCTGCCATGCCTGAACCTCCCTTACAGGTAGACGACCGTCACGTATACCGCACCGCTGGTCTTCGCGACGACGATATTAATATCAGTGGCGAAAGCTGCACCAGGCAGGCCGATCACCCAGTCGAGATGGTGGTCTGTGCTTTCTGCCAAGAATGTCTTGCGAACCGTGGTGTCGTCTCTTATCTGTACACTATCCCCTGCAGTCACGCCATCCATTTCCACGTGTACGGCATATACCGTCCCCGCCGACGCCTTGATATCACCGGTCGCAACGTTCTGCACCACATTTGCGCCAGCCATTGTTAGGGCTTTGACTTCCACGAACGGAATCAGGGATGCTGTGAAGCCCCCGATCCAGTTGACTAAATGCCACATCCACGTATTCCTTGCTGCCATGCGTTCTCTCCTATGTTGGGCTTACCGGAGGCCGAAGAGGGGAGGGAGGACCTCCACGACCCCCGGTTAGCTTCTGGTTACCTAATACTCGGCCTAGGCATCGCCGTAGCGGATGTTGAGCTGGATCGCCATGGCCGTGAACGTCCCCGTGCCTTCCTCGTTGTAATGCAGTGCCACCACTTCCCCAGCGGCCAGCTCGGGTGTGGCAACGGTGAACGCTACGGGGAGCAGTCCGGTCCAACCGGCTGCACCACCGATAGCCGCCGCGATGGCAGTCGTGCCCGTCCCGGCCGTCCCACCGTTTACCAGCGCCAGCTCGAAGTAATTCGCCGTATCGCCGCCCACATCGTTAGTGACAAGGGCATAAGCACTAACAATCTGTGCTTTGCGCGGCGCAACCCAGAGGGGCAGATAGTCGTCAGCCCCCGGATCATTGTCGACATAGGCAACCACGGGGAATTCGATCATTCCTTGAAACATAGCTATATCCTCCGATATTATTCTGCGGAGGGGGCACTGCTGCCCCCTCCTACTGGTTCATCTTTACGGGGCAGTGGCGTCGGCGGTCATTTTGACACCGAAAGCCGTCCGACGAACGCCATGCGCGTAACCGGCGACCATGTTGAGCTCCCAAGCCCGGAGGCTCGCATCCCTTTCGGGTTCGAGCGTCGGGGCCTTGCGGCTGTCAAAAGCCAACGCTTGCGGGTTGAAGACGCCGGATACCGCGTCGTCGCTGGCATCGATGGAGATATTTGCGCAAACCCACCAGCGCATATTCAACCACGTACCCACGAAGAAGTCCTGCAGTGCTCGATTGGCCACATCACCAAGCAGGGCCTGGGTGCCAGCAGGCTGACCCAGTTCCGTCCAGATGTCGTGCCAGTGGTACGGGTGGAGAACCGCATACATCGGGTTTGGTACTTTGGCCGCTCGCAGGGTGGTTACCGCGGTGGCAAAAGTGGCGACGGTGGCCGCGCTA